AAGAGGATGCCCAACAAAGTGAAAAAGCGCAGGTCTAGGAGGCGACGATAAATAAAACAGGACACGGTAGATGGGGCCGTTACAGAATTACAGACCAGGGGGAGAAAGAAAAGCTCTGTAATGGCCCGCTTCACCCCGAGGAAGGGGCTTGGCTCCCGCTGAGGAGTTTTTGGTTTTTGAAAAAAGGGCCAAGAGCCGGGAAGCCTCTTTCTCAGTGCGAAGAGTGTATGAAGGTTTCCAAAGGTCGTAACCCGAGGACGAGTGGGTATATTGCAATTTCAGAAGTGTGGTGGGCTTTCACCGAGCTACAGCGTAGATTAGGAAAAGCGGAAACACTGCGGCGCATGGGAATTTCACAAAACTTTTGGTACAGGGTGGAAAACCATATCTATGTAAATATGCGTCGTACTACAGCCCGCAAGGCAATTTCATTACTTGCTGAGGTTAGAAAAGACGGGGAAGTAAGACACAGGGCCAGTATTCACCGGGGAGCTACACGTCGAGGCGAATCCGAGAGAATCCCTGTGAAACAGAAAGACTTGTACGTTCCTACTGGCGACAAACAGGTAGAAGTTCGACGTAATTACAGAAAGACTCATCACGATCAAGAGCTTGAGGCCGAGAGACGGCGCACAGCCCGTCGAAGAGAAGCCTCAGGGTAAAATGTGGCTCGTCTGCCTCCCTTCGCGGGGCGGTAGCGTTCGGGGCTAGCAGAGGGTCGGAGCTTTAGCGGGGTTCCGGCCCTCTTTTTGTGCTTGAAATACTTATTAGTATTCTATGTCCAGAAGCCACTGTTTTACCTTTTCATTTGCCCAATTCCACTTTGAAAAAGAAGGGAAATCCCCAAACCAATCGGGGAAATTTCCGTTCGCTCCGGTATTTAGCTAGACCGGACGAATGGGCAATGGGCATGAGGCTGAGGGTAGATGGCCGTCCTTTTGACACGCGCGGGAGAGAATTCATCATTCCAGTGATTAGGGATACGAGTGATGAAATTATCATTCCCAAGGCGGCACAGATGGCTTTCACAGTGACCTTCATTACGAGGACACTGCACTGGATCAAAGAGCGCGGCTGGCATCATTTGTATTTGCTGCCGCTCAAGACCGGCTCGAAGACTTTTGTTCAGCAGAGAATCGACACGATCATCGACAGCAACGAGATTCTTAGAAATACATTTCAGTCTGTCGATAACGTCCTACACAAGCAAAGCGCTGAGGGTGTCGCGCTCTACATTCGCGGGACTAATATTTCACGCGAGCTACAGGAAATTCCAGTAGACGTGGAAGTGTGGGATGAGCGCGACCGTTTCGTAGAAGACAATTTGGAAGATGCAATGGCCCGCATGGACGGGTCGAAAATTAAGAAATTGACAATTCTCTCAACCCCCACCGTACCGGGGCACGGGGTAGACGCTGAGGATGCATGGTGGGCCAGTGACCAGCACCGATGGCATGTTCCGTGCCCTGGATGCGGTAGATTTCAGAATTTCACATGGGAGGAGAATTTTAAGCTCGGGGATAAGCCTGACGAGTGTGGTTTCGAGTGTGCATTCTGTCACCGCACAATTTCAGACGAAGAGCGCGGTGATATTAACGCTCATGGCAAATGGGAAGCAACAAACCTTGATGGAAATATTCGTGGCTACCACATCAATCAATTCCACTCCCCTACGCAGACTGTAATTAAGATTGCAGAGAAGTGGTTTAAGGGGCAGACCGATGCTAAAAAGCTACGGAGCTTTTACAACAATTCACTGGGACTCCCTTACGTTGCTGTTGGCGATCAACTTACGCCAGAGATACTCGACAAATGCAGGGTTCCAGGTTACTCGCTCGGTGGAATTCCAAACGGTGCTGTATTTCTTGGGATAGACATTGGGACTTTCATTCACGTCATGGCTTACACACTCAACCGATTTGGTCAGAGACAGCTATGGCAGATCAAAATTTTCAGAGAGTGGGGTGAGCTTGACAACTTCCTCCAACAACTCACGAATTTCATTGCGGTCTGTGATGCTCACCCTGAGAAAAGAGCAGCCCGCGATCTATCTCTCAAGTATCCCGGTAAATTCTGGCTCGGATTTGAGTTGGATCGCCCGCAAACTCAGGAAATTGCTGTTTGGCATCCCCTCAAGCACGGAGAAGCTGGAAAGTGTGTAATTGACCGAACGATGGCTTTCGATTCGGTAATTAATCAATACATCAACGGAAATGTATTGTTGCCGCCGGATGCTCGGGAGCTTGGCGAATATCTAGCCCGCAGAGATTACAACGGCTTTTACGCGCAGATGATTCAAATGGTGCGCGTCGAAGAGGAAGACACTCAGGGCCGGACTGTAGCTCGGTGGAAAAAGAATAAGAATCCTGACCACTGGCATCATGCGGATATGTTTTCATTTATCGCTTGCCAGCGAAAGCCAAGTCTGGATATCTCAAGAGAAATTCTTACGGTAATGGAGAAGGGGGGTTCTTTAATTGGCGCTTCCTGAGGATAGAAATTCAATTCTAGAAAAACGGCGAACTAGGGTTAGGCGCAAATACAAGGTCAACCCAAAGAAGCGTCGTGTTGCATTTGCCCCCGGAGAAGAAAACCATCTAAAGCACATTTCTGTAATTCTAAAGATTGCCGGGTTCTCAAATACACAGATCGGCGCGTCAATTGGAGTCACTCGCGGGCAAGTAGGCGACTGGCTTAGCGAACCCGATATTCAAAAGCTGCACATGGATACGCTTGAGGCGATCCCTGGTGCGGCCAAGGAACTTCTACAGACCTACAGCATCGAGGCTGTTCATGCAATTTCAGATGTAATGCGCAGCAGCGACGATGACAAGATGGTTTTGGAAGCGGCTAAGGATATTCTCGACCGCGCCGGTTTGCCAAAGGCTTCTAGGTCAGAGGTTGACAAGACCAGCACAAATAAATTCGAAATGGGAATCAATCAGGACGATTTAACTGTCTTGAGGGATTTGCCACCGCATTTGCAAGAGGAAGCGGCGCAGATGATGGAAGATTTTGAAAATCAGCTAAAGGAAATGGTTGAGAAGAGCGACAAGGCCACAGATGAAGATTAGGCAACGAATTTCAGAAATGGCAACGGACGTTTCGCGTTGGCCTAACTCGATCCTGTCTGTATTTTTTCCGTTTTCGTTAAAGGGTCTTCGTTCTCGGATTCGCGTTTTGTCTTCGAAGTATTGGAGTGGGCAACCCGCTTATGAAAATACACTGGTTGACTACGACACGGCACGGCAGCTTTACAGAAATGACGGGCCTAACAATCTAGGCACAGGTTTCTGTAAACCGATTGTGGATTTGCAAGTTGAATTTATAGGATTGCCCAAGGCCACAGTCGAGGATGAAGATATTGACGACCGGCTCAATACTTGCTTGCACGATTACTGGGGCGACACGCTTCAGCAAATGCTCAGGGATTCCATTCGTGACTCCAAGGTAATCATGCGAATTACACAGCCCAGTGGAAATGATCCGCTAATGACGGCTGAGGAGCGCGAGCACTGCCAGATCGAGTGCATTGTTCCCGAGCGCGTGATGATCTTTAGAGACTTGCAGAACAAGAATGTAATTCAGAGCGCAACAATCTCACACACAATTTTGATGGTTGAAGAGGACGGCGATATCTCAGCCGGGGTCATGCCTAAGGAAGTCGAGCACGAAATTATCGAAGAAATTACTCGCAGCAGCTACCGTTATTTCGACGTTACCGAGAGCGAAGAAATTACAGAGTGGGCGCGAGATAACACATGGGGTTTTGTTCCATTGCTCGAAGTCTGGCACGATTTCGATGCTTCTCTAAATGGCGGGCAGAGCGATTTGGAATCCGTGATGCCGTTTGTAAAAGCATTTCACGATGTTCTAGAGCAGAGTCTTCAGGCGCATAAATACCATTCGACTCCGAAGGTTGTCTTCAGCATTAATGAAATTGGACAATTCCTGAAGAACAACTTTCCAGAGGTATTTGATTCGGCCACTGGACAGATTGATCCGCAGGCTCAAATTTCATGGACTGGAAAGGAAGCAGTTTTCCTTCAGGCCGATGAGAGTCTGGAATTTCTTGAGGCTAAGTCAGTGCTAGGAGACTCACAGTCTTTGCTCAACTTCCTTTTCCAATGTATTTGTGTAGCGAGTGAGACGCCACCGTGGGCATTTATGAAGGTGGACGTTGCCTCGGCGAACCAGGCGCAGAATGCGCAGACTGTTCCATTTACAAAAAAGATCATGCGCAAGCGCAAGATGTTCGAGAAGCCAATTTCAGATTTGCTCAAGATGTATCTCGCAATCATTGGGCTGAAGCCTGTTCGTCCCTCAATTTCATGGGAGGCTGTCCAGCCTCAGGACGAGGTATTGACGATGACCGCATTTCAGCAATTGGTCATGGGTCTTGAGGTTGCGGCTCAGCGCGGGATTATTTCAGATACTACTTATCGAGAAATGCTCAGGGTTTTCATTCCAGTTATGAAAAACCCAACTGAGGAAGCGGCAGATGCCAAGGAAAACGTTCAGCCTGCGATTGCAGCAGGGGCACAAAACGTTCCAGCGTCTCAGAACGGAAAAGGCAATTCTGAAAATGTTCCGGTCACGGCGGGGCCGCAAGGAAGAAACGAATGAGGACAGGACGGCCTCGTAAATTGAGATTGAAAAAGCCCTATGCTCGAAAGCGTTACGGTCGAGCTAGGCGTGGAGCTAAAAGTCCAAAGCAATTGAGCGCAACGATGGGTAGGCGTCGAGTGCGGAAAGCGAGGAGGCGATGAGAAAAGGAAAGTATTCGCTTGGCAAGGAAATTCTGTCGGGCAAGCAGAGGATTGTTCATCGTCGTCGGCTTCTGCCCGGTGTGCGTGAAATTCATCAGCCTGCAAACCCGACCGGCGTAATCAAAAGGTAGGTGGCTATGGCAGTTCTTCGTGTAAATCCTTTGGCGTTGGTTCGTGGTGGAAAAGCCCGCAAAGCCAAACAGACCAAATACGGTCAGCGCAAAGGTGTAAAGCCAGCCGGAATTATCAACGTTCTAAGGAAATAGGAGGAGGTATGGCAAATAAAAGAGCTAGAAGCAAGATTTACCCCGGCCCGAAAAAGGGATCGGCGGTAAAGAATGACAATACCCGCACTGTAAGCGGAGCAGACCAGCGCGTTCGTGTGCTGTCTTCTAGGGCCTCGGAAGCTGTAGGGCGACCTGGGTTCAAGGGAAGCGTTCCTGGGCCGGTAGACGGCAAGGCAAGGGTGAGAATTCTGAAGCAGCGCGATCCGGCTGTTGGTCGTACTCAGCCCGCAGCGGACAAAATTACAGGAACAAATGTCGATCTAGTCGGAACACAGAATCCGAAAATTCTGAGTTCTCAGGGAGTCAATCCTAATTTCACTTCTGGAAAAAAGTCGGTATCGAGTGGCCAGCCTACGGGTGGCCCGAAGTCGCTACCCAAGAAGAGGTAGCTGAAGGTTCTCATGCCTGAAATTTTTGACGAGTTCGAAGTTACTCAAGTCTCTGAAATGGCGGCGGGTGCGAGCACCCTCGTTCCGCTCACCGAAGCAATGGTGAATGAAATTGTTGGAGACGACCCTGACCCCAAGTTTGCTACTTACATCATCGAGGGTGGATGGTCGAAGTCAAAGAGGTATTACGGGCCAAAAGTTCTCGATTCAATTTCAGAGCAGATCAATACCTCGGATGATCCTGTTGTCGGATATAAGGGTCATATTTCGCCGGATCGTGACGCTTACGATTTTCCCGACATTCAGTGCCGATGGGTTCGTTCCAAAATTCAAGCTGGTGGCGATAAGGTGAAATTGCTGGTTAAAGCTTATTTGCTTCCAGGCACTAAGGCGCGTGAATACGCTGAGCGCGGCCTTAAGGTTCCAATTTCCATTCGTGGAAACGGCGATCAGCGTCCGATCAAGGGAGGAGTAGAGGTAAGTAATTTCGAATTGGAGTCAATTGATATGGCAAGGCCGCGCAAAGCTGGAATGGGTGGGCGGCTTGTCGGAGTTACTAGCGAAATGGAGGAGGGTAGAGAAGTGGACGGAAAGGATATTGCGGCACTGACCTATGACGATCTAAAAAGCCACAATTCTTTGTTGCTTGAAAAGATCGAGTCAGATGCAAAGAAGCCTCTCGCCGAGCAGATTTCCGAAATGGAAAAGAAGGATGAGGCGGCTGAGGAGAATGTCACTCTAATTTCAAAGCTCCGTGAGGCGCTTGGAATTTCAGAGGATGCCGACATTCTCGAAGTAGTGGGCAAGACTTTGGACGAGCTTAAGAAGAACACGACCAAGGCCCGAGAGGGAATTTTGAACAGTGTTCTCGAAAAGCGGTTCAAGGATGACACACAGCGCGGACTCGTTCGGAGAATTCTGGCTACGGAAATGGAAGATGCTGAAATTCCCGACGATGCTGAGGCTGCAAAGATCAAGATTGCTGAAATGGTAAATACGGCAATTGATGAGGACGAGCAGCTTAAGGCACTTGCTTCCGAAATGGATAGCGGCGGCGGTGCAAATCTCAATGGCGGTGGCAGTGAAGGTGAGAAGGGCCGGACAGGCAAGAAGCGTGAAATTAAGCCCGGCTACGAAAACGAGCGGATCAAAGTCCGTCCGGCTAGGTAAACGAGAGGAGGATTGAAATTGTTCGAGGAAGATACACCCACAGATGAGCCGTCAGCGCCAGATACTCTTGTAACTGATAATCCGTCTGAGCGGCTTAATCCTTATGTGGAAGATCAGAACGCTGTAATTCTGCCTACGGTAATGGGGCCTCCGGCTTATGGTTCCCCTGACCCGGAAACTTCTTCGTCGTATTTGGCTCCGCTGGTAGATCATCCTCTTCGTGCATCGTTCTCGGAAGATTACGGTGCAGATGTAATTGAGGATTCCAATCTCGTCTCTCGTGAGACTGGGGAGGAAGTCGATCCTGATGAAATTGGATCGGACGTGGAAGAGGAAGGGCCACCCGATTACGAAAGCATGACCGTCGAGGAATTGAAAAATCTCGCACGGGATCGTGGCATCGAAGGATTTTCACAGATGAACAAGGCTGAGCTAATTGCAGCCCATCAGGACTGGGATGAAGCTCAGGCAAGCGTCGATGAAGAGCCGCAGGCATAGAAGGGAGGGAACCTAAGTGGGACAGAAAAAGACCGATGGTAGGGCTGTTGACGTTGTAATTCCAGGCGCGACGGCAGTTACATTTGGCGATCTGATCCGAGTTGACGGCTGGACTGGATTTGCCATGAAGAATATGGGCGCGTCTGACACTGATCGAAATATGGCAATTGAAGTTTCGGCCGAGTCAATTTGGTACACGAACGTCGCGGCTGCTGTGAACGGTGCTCGCGGTACGCTCGTTTACTGGACAGCCGGTACTGGCTTTAAAAAGGCCAGCACTGATTTGACAACTACTGCAACGGGTGGGCCTGTTGGAATTGTCGAAGAGGCTAGGGATGCCGGTGGCATCGCTGCAATTCGCGCATTCAACGGTGCAAACCTCGTAGTTTAAAGAGAGGAGGTTAATTTCAATGGGAGCAGTCTTGGATGAATACACCGAGCTAGAGCATTTGATTTGGGATCGGTATGCAGAGAGGCGAGTTACCGAGGCTCAGGGAAATGTTCAGATTCTAGATTTCGGTCGAATGAAAAAGGAAGCTCACTCCAAGGTAATTTCCGAAATGGGCATCGTTGATTTGAAGCAGCCTGTGTCGGAAATGATTACAACGTCTCAGGGCAGTATGGATTTGCTTGAGAAGGTTCGTGTTGATGTAGATTTCGGTCTGGCAGAGGTTCCACTTCTCTACGGGCCGATTTACGAGCGCATCGACGGGCCTTTCCCTGGTGGCGTCGTCCAGATCAATGAAAATACACTTCAGGCCAACGTTGTCTTCTTCCAGAAATTTGAAGGCGGCGAGGTTGTATTCGGTACGTTGCAGAAGGGCGCACCGGCCACCGTTCCGATTGCCACTTACGCGGCAGGCTTTGAGTGGACGGAGGATATGATCGAATTCGATAAGACCTGGGATATTACACTGAACAACAGGGCTTTCGGTCGGTCATACAATTACATCCTCAACCATCTGCATCTTTCCCCGATCATTTCTTTCTCCTACGCGGGATCGAACTCGACGGCGGCTGATGCAACGGGTTCGACGTTGCAGATCAAGACGCTGAACACGTTTATGAATGCGTACAAGCATGCTGTAAATGCAACACCGCAGCGGACGCCATCTGTAATTCTGGCGAACGAGGCAGATCGTTTCCAGATTGAGGATGCA